ATAGACGCGAACTTGGCCAACGGTATGACACCGTGACCAGGCACACGCGCCGATCGGGACCTGCAAGCGTCCACGGCCTGTTGCAATTGAGGCCACGGACTAAGCATAGTCCTAACCAGCACGTTCGAGACCCGATCACTAGCTTCGCTCAAATCGAGCGTCGCAAGTTCCCCAGTTAGGGAGCCTTCCAGTGCCAGTGCCCTATTGGGCTCCTGGTCTGTGAAGGAGATCATCTTCCAGAGACGCCGTATTCTAGGCGTCGCTGACTTCCGAGAGAGGGGGTCACCCTCCTCGAAAGCATCCAGGATAGCTTCCCAAACCGCCTGCTGTGCGTATTGCATGGCAGTCGGCTCGATAGCAATAATCCTGGGGGTCTTTTGCGTTTTAGGGACGGCGATCACCTTAACGGGAATCTCCGCCTCAGGTTCGAGGATGTTCACCTGCTCCAAATCGTCGTAGTAACGATAATTCGGAATGAGAAAGTCTGAAGAACTAAAGACCTTCTCCAGGCGAGCAGGCCACACACGCTGCGTGTACTTGCCGTTTCCGACAAGCCTATCCGCAGTCGCGCCGGGCCCGTGCTTCGGCACAACCTCACCGTAGTAGACCTTTCGATCCACCACCGTAAGGAGGTCACCAAGAAGCAAAGAGGACATACGGAGAAAGCGATCCAAATCAATGGTCGTCCTCCTTTCGTCCGCTTCTCTAACATCCTGCTCACACTTAACAAACTGTCGCATCGCCTCCTCCACACGAGTATCACTACTCGTAAGGAAGAGCTTGCTGACCAGCAGCGTTAGCTGCCGGACTGCAAGAATCGCGTCGACGCTCGGTTCATCAAGCAACCGCCCACTAGCACGGTCGAACACCTGACCGGTGAAACCTCCGAGAAAACGGGGGAGACACCCTTTCCACTGGAAACCAGCGAAAAGACTGCGGTCAACCTGCCCAAGCTCGAGACTCCTTTCGAAGTCCTTGCCAAAAGCAGGAAGGGTTATCGTGAGAAACGACGACCCCTCATGTTCGAACCGACACTGGACTGTTTTAAAGTCCTGTGTGGCGCTAGTGCAACACCAACTGGCCGACTCGTCGGCCAGCACCTTCCAGAGATGCAATAGGCTTTTCAATAGCCCTCCTGATAGAGGTGTCTATGTCCTAGCCTACGTGCTCCCAGACAACGCGAAACCCCGGTCGCCTTAATTGACGACCTTAGATATGGGGTCAAGAACGGAACAGTTGAAACCATTCCATCCTTGAACGGGATGGCAGCTATACAAGCTGCCACCCGCCCTCGCGTCCTCGATCAGAACCGCCAGTACCAGCGCCCACATAAAGACCATTACTATAACGGCCAACACGTGGAGCCAATACTGATCGCGGTTCAGCTCTCACCCCCAAGGAGCTTGGTGATGAGCGCGTCGGAAGTCGCCGTGAACGCTGCCTTGAACCCTGCGTAAACTGCCAGGGCCTCGGCATTCGTGTACCCGACCACAGGCACGTCAAAGACGATGTAGTTACTCATCGAAACCTTGGCGTTCTGGGCCGGAATGTACGGGTCAGCGGTGATCTTCGCGTGATCGAGCCGAAGCACTCGTCGCGTCCTCTTCCCGTAGGAGTTGGACGCGGAGAGCTTCACAAGCCCGTCACTCGACAGGTACTCCGAGCCGTTGTTGCCCACGTTAACGCGGGGCAACGACACGGCGGTACCCGAAATGGTGACGGACTGGGGGTCTGAAAACGCCATAGGCGATCTCCTTATCTCCGTTACGGTTCCGCAACGGCATTTGGTGGTTTACGTCAGTGCTAATACTGACTCTACCATCGGGTAATACCCAATGCCAGAGCTATGGCCTTTTGACGGATGGTTAGGCCGTCAAATGTTAGGCCAAAACCAAAGGGATTTGCTCGCCGGCGTATCTTCGTTTCTGTAACGAAGGTTAGCGGTGCGACACGAAAGCCACCAGGAGAAGAACTCCCGGGGCTCACGTGGGTGTAGGTATCTTTCACCACGGTATGTTCCATGATGTACCCGTACCGCATAATCAGACCATCGACTATATAGTCCGATGTCGTGGACAGGACGTCCCCGACGTTAGTGAACCAGTCGATAGCCCAGCTCCAGGGAGCGAGGTTCCAGAGAGTATCTGGCGTAAGTGATAGGCCTAATAGTTTCTTGGCCTCCAACGCGTGACGCGCCATCCCGTCGCGGCTACCATAGCCGGTCGGGAGATAGTACGTAAACGCGCCGGAAAACCACCTACGTTGGACCCATTCACGGGTCCGAAACACATCGCCCCTAGAGGAAGTTGGCATACTAATACCGATCTTGGTGGGCCCGTAAGGGTAATCCGTTGGGATCGGCATCTGCGTGCTAGAGCTTCCTCTGAGTACCGGAAAGTGGTACTGACGCCGGACCTGGCGGCCTGCATCACGCTCATATTGCTGTAGAACAGCATCAGCGTGACTCACAGCGAATGCGAATTTCTTCACATCGCTGACGATAGGCAGCCATCCAAATTCCGAGTTGAGATATTCCTTAGAGGCTTTCTTAGCCACCGAGGTTTTCTCTTCCCACAGGGTATGGCCAATCGCTGACGGAATTCCGTCTTTGATCAGCTCACCCAAGAAAGTGGACGCATCAGCCACTGAATTAGTTGGCTTGCACTTGGAAACAGCACTCGCCCCTAAGCTCTCCAGC